ACTTTATACCCTTCTGGTATGCGTCAGACACCTTACGGTTCACCTTTTCTTCGAGTTCGCGCGTCATCGGAGGTGCCAGGGGAACGTTGAAGTGTTCAATGTCGAAATAATTTCCGGCATCGTTATCGTGTGTGTCGTCGAGCATGGCGCCAGACAGAACCGTCTGGTCAAACTCTTCGACACGCTCCTCTGGTTTCATCGATTCGATCCATTTGCGAACATCATTTCCGACAAGCAAGTGACCGTCGTTGGTCACCAGGGTGGGTACGCGCGTAATCTGTTTCGATGGAACACCCTGAGTAGACACGTTATGGAAGCGAACCATATGGATGAGGGCTGGGTTTTCCCGAATCTCCTGGATCACCTGAGAACAATACGGACACTTGTCGCTGTAGACCAGAGTGGCCATCCTACTACTGGATAACTTTTTGTACCCAGGGAGTCGACGCGGTCTTTTTTCTCGCCTGTTATTAATATGAAGGACATTGTCGTATTTCTCCTTCTGGCAATTTTGGGATTTCTGCTCTGGAACCGCGGTGTGTTTGTGAACGGCGAGGCGTTCGTGAACGTCAGCGATAAGAAGCCAGTCAACCCTGCGACGATCCAGACCATCATCAACGCCATTCAGGCGAAGAATCCCGATGTGTACCCGGTCCAGACAATCTACATCAACTCGATGCAGGGTGACCAGGGATCGGCGATGTATGATGCCCGTATCATGTTTGTCAACACACGTGGCTACTTTGGTGTCCAGTACGACATCAAGGCGGACAGCAACGGCAACATCCTGGAACTCTCTGAACAGCCCCAGCCCGGCATCGGTGCTGCTGATGTTTTCGAGCCGTTCGGTCCCAGTGATACATACACCACGTTCGAGGATACACAGGTTGTCCTGGACAAACAGTTTGCGGATCTGAAGACTCAGGTTCCCGGCTACCAGGGGAAGCTTGACACTTGGCTGGAGCAGATGCGCCAGTCGGACAGAAACAACGCCGACGCTGCGGCACGGAACGGAACCGTTGTTTCTATGCGCTAATTAGGAATGATCTCAGCACAAAATCTTGCTGAGAGAGAGCATAAAAGGCTAGAGGTTCGCAAGGCGACCTACAAAGCTATTCTCGAACAGCTCTGTCGCAAAATCAAATCTGCGTCAGAACTTGGAGAACGTTCAGTTTTTTTGACAATTCCACCATTTACCATTGGGTACCCTGCGTACGAGATTGACAGTACGACTGTGTACATTCAGCGTCAGCTGGATCGTCTGGGCTACAAGGTGATCAAGGTGGCGCGAGGCACGTTGGGTGTCAGCTGGGGCGACACGAAACCCAAGGGACCTGTCATCATTGATCACTCTGCTGAAGAAGAATCAACTCGGAGTATTTCGCTGCCGTCGCTTGCAAATTTACAGAAAACAGCTGCGAAATTGCGTGGAAAAAAATAAACCCGCTAACATCAATGGATTCGACAGCTATCCTGGTCGAGGCTGAACGCAAGTTTATGATCAAGCTGTGTAACGCCATGACGCCTGTGATGATTGACGCCTTTTACGAAATGTACAAAAAGGCGATGGAGGTGTCCAAGGGTCGTCAGACGCTCATTCACTATCAGACGCTACTCCAGGAGGTGCCCCACTGGAACAATACAATCGTGAAGCAGCACGCCGATTCCATCATCAAGACGTGCTCCATGTTTCCCAACCTGCTCGCCGCCGTGTTTGTCATTTCAGTCAAGATCATGTCCGCCGTGCGTATTTCATCCGACTCGAAGAAGATTAACATCAAGCTCCCATCCAACGACGTGTTTGTGCACTCGTGCTACATCGCCGCAGCCAAGAGCCTGTACGAGGATCCGTACGTCGTCGTGGACAAAATGTCCGACCAGGATCGTCGCATCAAGATGGGGGCTCGTTTCAACGAACTGATCAAGGAGGTTATCGATGATTTTATTCCTGTACAACAGATCCTTGATACATACATTCCCAACTTTACAGGTGACCTTGACATGGGTGGTGCCAACGAAGATCCCACGGACCCTGCCGACCCAGAGATGAACGAAGAAGATGAGTCGCTACAAGTTGCAACGCCGCTACCCGGTGCCGAGGAGGCGGGAACGCCAGCAGTTCCAGAGGCTGGGACACCAGCAGCGCCAGAGGCTGAGACGCCGATGCCAGAACCAGGAACACCGGCACTACCAGAGGATGTGAAACAGGTTCCAGTCAAAGTTCACCACGAGACGTTGTTCGACGATGCTCCGGACAAGTAAAAACCCATTGCCACCGCAGGTGGCAATACTGTCCGTCAGTACAGACAAACACATCCCCGGGTGTAAAAAATATCAACCAATATTAGATGACTGATCACTATTTCCGTGATCCTATGAGCGCTGCTCTGATTGCAGCCGGAGCGACAGTTGCTTACATTCACATTCGTGCGTCGCTGAACAACGAAAAGGCGCTTCCCAATTCGGCGTACTTCAAGCCGGCATTCCTGGTCGGTTTGCTCGTGTACATCATCGTTCACCAGGGGAGCGGGCACCAAGAGACAATTTCAACCACACCTTTTAGGGCATGAGTCCAAGTCGCGGAGCGACTTGTCTGCCACGGAGTTACGGTGGACGGGAACGGCGGACAACGGGCTTCGCCAGCTGGACTTTAGAGCTTAAAGCAAAAAATGTATATTTCGTCAATGGCGACCACCACCAACGCTTTCAACGACATGATGCAGCAGTTTCTTGACGAGCTTGTTCTCACGTTTCCATCTGAGAAGAAGCTGGTAAAGTACCAGAACACGTTTATTCTCCTTCGCAAGGCGAACCAGAAGAAGCCTCTAAAGGAGTTTATGGAGACGGTGGGTCCCTTTGCAAACCACCTGATGCAGAAGAATGAGGAGTTTTTCCAGACGCATGCGTCAGAGGTTCCATTCCTGAACGATTTGGACATTCCTCGTCTGTGGAACTCAGATCTGTCCGAGACGACGAAGAATGCCATCTGGCAGTACATGCAGACGCTCTACATTCTGGGAACGACCATCTCTTCTCTCCCAGCCGAGACTCTGAACATGATCGAGTCTGTGGCGCAGAAGTGTGCCAGCCAGCTCCAGGATACGGCAACTGGACCTGACGGTACCATCGACGAGGCAGCTCTTATGAGCAGCATGAACGGTCTGATGTCGTCTCTGTTGAAGGGTAAGGGTCCACTGATTTGAAAAAATATATTAGCACACTATAGAAGATGACGATTGATCTGCGTGAACTCATTGCAAAAGATCAAATGCTCAATTTTTGGCCGTCGAGTCGTCAGACGGCCGAGGAGCGAGTACTCGCCACGACTCGTTTCATTGTGTATGCCGTGATACTCACCTACCTTATTCGCCGCGATGCTCGCATCGTTGCTCTCGGTGCCCTTGTCATTGCTGCTCTTTATGTACTGTACAGCATGAACATGATACCAGACGGTAAGCGTACAGTGTCAACGGGTCCAAAGGTGATGAGCGGTCTGCGCATGCCGACGCGCGATAATCCAATGGCGAACTACTTGCTTGGTGACGACCCGAGCTACGCGCAGCAGGCTCCATGGTACCCTTCGATGAAGGAGGAGGTCCAGAACGAGTGGAAAGCTATCCACCCGTTCGAGCGCAAACGTGACGCTGAGCGCAACTTTTACACGACAGCTGCATCGTCGTGGCCGAATGACCAGGCGGCGTTCACTAACGCCGCCTTCGGAAAACCGTTCGCACCCATGTGCCGTGATGACCCAGCATCATGCAACCCCGACGGTCCATATGCCCGCGGACCCGAGCGTGTCCAGCTCCGTGGCGGCAACGGGCGGTAGACATGTGTTGTTTGTTTGGCACCAGGGCACCGCTTGGGTCTATTGCTGTCATGTAAGTGTAAGACAGCAGGTCCCCTTTTTTTTCGATGCGAATTGTCGACATTCCACCAGGTACAGGTTTGCCCTGGATCATCATGCGTTCGATAGAATTAGAGTAGTGTGTGTACCGCTTGTAACTGGATCGGAAGAACGAAACTTCTGGCTTACCAGTAAGCCACATGTCCTGCTCACCGGTCGCAACGAGCTGTAAGAGTCCGCCGCTCATTAATCTACGCTTGAAAAAAATATCACCTAGAATTAATGCCGAGCAGCTTGCTTCAGCCCGGACTCCTCATGGTCGAGGAGGGAATGTACTTCGGTCCCAAAAATACGAACTATGAGGTTATGGTCATGACGGATGACGCTCTGCGTTCCCAGATGACGACCCGTAACAACAAGTATTACGCCGACAAGCCGTACGACTTCCCAGATCTGTACATTGATAAGCCAGTGAACAAGTTCCTGACATGGGACCCGACGAGCACGTACGCAATGTACCAGTCGGCTTCATACGCGAAGCGTTACCCCACAGATAAGTAAAGTCCTTTGCACCGCAGGTGGAAAGTCCACCGTTGGATAAAAAATAGCAACTATGTAATAGATGGACCCCTTCAGTCTTGCCGCCGTTGTCGGTCTGGTTTTTGCCGGAAAGAAACTCAGCGACGCCAAGGAGGATCAGGCAGAGCAGGCAGTGATGCCTTCGATGCCAGAGCAGGTTTCAAAGTTTGATCTTATTCAGTACAACTATCCCCAGAACGTGGACAATGGACTCGATCGATTGAACACCGAGCCAAACACAGGACGTGGGTTCTCAGGCGGATTTCGTCTTCCACCAAAGGATATTGTACCGAGCTTTGGGGACGTTGTGCCAAACGGAGCTCGTTTCCCGTTCGGTCAGCCGGTCTATCAGACGGATGGAAGCCGTGAGCCAGTTACAAACAAAATGAACAATGTCACACCTGCAGACAAAAAGTACGTCGGACGTGGTCTCGGTCTGTCACCAGACACACCAGCATCCGGTGGGTTCCAGCAGTTTTTCCGCATTCTGCCCAACAACATGAACGAGGAGCGTCTGACCACTCTTTCAGGTACGTGGGGTGGTCCAGCTAATCCCGTTATCAAGAATGGCGGAACAACGATGGGTGCCATTTCTCACCCTGCCAAACTATCCAAGACGACATCGGATTACCTGCCTATGCAGACGCGCGGACAGGGACAGGGTGGTGCCATCACGGCACCAGAGGGTCGCCCGGATTTCCAGAAGACCCGTCGGACGACGAACCGCCAGGAGACTGGTTCTCGCAAGGATGGACTCGAAATGGGTCCAGGACAGTACATGATAGCAGAGGCGTACGGTTCCGCATACAACGACCCGATGCGCTGGTCGAAGAATCGTGTCAACCCCGATCGTGCCGGCAATGGTGGACGCATGAACGTGCGTGCCGACCCCGTAGGCGCCGTAGGTGCCAACACAAACACGCGCCTCGAGGCGGGTGCTCTCCCAGTTCGCCCAGCCGACGCAAGCCGTGGGTCTCGTTACCTGCCAAACCAGTATGACCGTCTGAATGTGTTCAAGGGTCAGAAGGATTTCCGCTCATCAGCAAACAACGCGGGACTGGGTTTGGCATCCAAAGTGCTCAATAACAACCCTTTCGCGCACACCTTTTCAGCCAAGGCTGAAACTGGGACCCCGCTTGCTCAGCCTGTAAATTAAATCCCAAGTCGCTTCGCGACTTGTTGTCACGGGCAGTACGGCAGGGAAATTTTAAGTTTGGTAACACTAAAGATGCAAATCTGGAAGTGGCTCCTCGTCATTGGACTTTTGTTTTTGATTACATATGAACCATCACGAGGTGGGGGAAAGTTGATGAATTTTTTTACGAATGACACAGTAGGAGGGAATGACTTCCCCACAAGAGCAGCCATGTCGGGAGAGGCACAAAAGTATAGCGATTCCGGTGACGACGATCAATAATAAGCAGTATATGCTTATTGTTCACGATCGCAGGTACCAGGAATGGACATTCGTCACGGGTGGATGTCGACGTCGTGAGGTTATCAATCCCTTACGGTGTGCAGTTCGGGAACTCGAGGAGGAGACTCGAGGCTTAATCAATCTGAAACGAGGTGCCTACTCGTATTTTCATTTTGCAACCAAGTACAAGGGTCCAGGGGATTCAGAAGCTGACATCGAAGATGA